TTAATCACGTAACAGATGAGCAATTAGGGTATATCGAATATGGTAAGAGGTGGAGTCAGTGGGAGTCTCTATTAGACCCGCAGGTTAGCTTTACGGAAAGTTGTCATAGAGATATGGCTCATTTTCTCGGTCAACTTAATAAATGAATCCGAATAAATACTTCCCCCTCCCGGCTGACTACGGACAACTGACAGACGGCGGGCAACGGGAAGCCAGAGTAGCTGTAATACGAGACCACTCCTCTCCGGAGGCGTTAGTCAATGCGTGGACTGTGTTCCGTAATCTGTATCTACGCCCACGCGAAGAGGCTTTCTACTCGGGAGGCTTCAAACCGTCGCCTGATTTTCATTACGACATGATTCGGGACTTGGGCCGATATGCCCGTAACGCTCAGGCCGCTCCTCGTGGCTTCGGCAAATCCATAGTGGTCGGTATGGAAGTCCCCCTCCTTCTTAGCATCGCCCGCCCCTACTACTCAATCGCCATCGCTATGTCCACAGACAAACTGATTGAAGGCCGCTTCGACAAGCTCAGTATTGAATTGACTGAGAACCCGTGGATACGGGAGGATTTTGGGGTCCTGCGTCCTAAGCGTGGCGGAGCTATCTGGAACAAACACCATATGCACTTGACGAATGGCTCGGTTATAGAGGGCTTCAGTATTATGGGCCGTAAGCGTGGTGCTCGGCCTCAGCTCTTCATTATGGACGACCCGGAATTTGACTCAGACATCACTGGTGGCTCGGCTGGCTCCCAGTACATCATCACCGAGAAGTACGAGCAGATTCTGTTCCGTCAAATCATCCCGATGCTTGTGAAGGGCTCAGGACTGTTCTGGGTCGGCACAATGATTAACAGGCGTTGCCTGCTGTACCGTGCCTGCGAGGAAGACGACCCGAGATTCAAGAACTGGATGCGTAGGGTGTATGCAGCCGAGAACGTGGCCCGGACTAAATCTCTCTGGGAAGCTCAGTGGTCCGCCGAGTTCCTGAAGGCTCGTGAAGCCGAGATGGGCACATCAGCCTACTCGACCGAGTACCTGAACAGGCCGCTCACCGACGAGACCAAGCTCTTCACCATAGACCCTGAGTTTAACGAGTACACGATACCCGAATACCGTGAGATGCCGCCGGAAGAAACCAAACTGATGCTTCATTCCCAGAGGAAAATGGAATGGAACGAGCGGGTTCGTATCCGTGGAGCGGACGGCAGCCTCGACTTCGAGACAATAGGGCATAAAGAAAGCATCCGAGACACCTTCGCCCACATGTACAGGGTAGCTATCGTAGACCCGGCATCCGGTCTAACCGGAAAGCATGATTACAGAGGCGTGGGAATCCTCGGCTATGACCACAACAACTGCCTGTGGATTCTGGATATGTGGCTCGGGCGTGTAAAGGACTCGAAATTCTACCCGATTCTCTACAATATGTCCAAAAACTGGCAAGTCCGCGTGATAGGAATCGAGTCGTTTGGGCAGCAGGGAAGTCTCGTAGATTCCTTTGGTGAGTACGTGGACGATTTTACCCAGAAGCTCGTGGAATCTGCAGAAGGAAGTACAACCGGATGGGTCCCGCGAGTGGTCCCGATAAAGCCCCCGCAGAGACTGGACAAGGGCAGCCGGATAGCCGAGCTTGAGTGGCGGTTCCAGTCCGGTAAAATTAAATATCCAAGCCACCGCTCCTCCGAATGGCCCATGTCGGCCCTGTACGAGCAGACTGAAAACTTCACAAGAGACTTGGCCTTGCTCCGCTTCGATGACGCAATAGACATAATCGGGCTCTCGAACTACTTAATCCACACAAAGGGTCGAATCGGCTCTCTGGCTCCCATCAAGAAAACCTTGGCAGACCGCATCAAAACCAATGAACCGATAGTCCGGGGCGTTCCCCTGCTGTCCGGCATAAGCGTGAACGATTTATCCCGAGAAGAATTACACGCCCTGCTTGCGAAGAACGTGGAAAGCGGGTATAATAAGAGTAAGTATGAAACTCAACCATCACCAACTATAATTGGATAGGGAGAATCACTATGGATACATTCTTACATCTTTTTTCTTCTGTTGTAATTTTGCTGTTGATAGTAGTAAACTGCTTAGAGAGAAGACTAAATAATAAGATGAGGGACCAGAATCACCAAAATATTATGAAGATGGCTCGGTCGCTCTCCGTATACTGTGCAGCAAAGGAAGGAGACCTCGACACTGCCCGGCTGATGGCTGTAGTGAAGCGAGAAGCTGAGAGGACTAAACCCCCTGTTTCTGCAGGGGCAAAAGAAGAACCAACCGGAGTAGTTTTTACAGAGGGGGTAATGTAGCGTGCCATACACAATAAGTATACCCAAGAATAAACTACAGGCTGAGAAGACAATCAACTATATACTGGATGAGGGGAAGGCTCGGCGGGCTCCGCAGGCTATCAGGTGGTGGACAGCCCGGTGGTATATGAGGGGCGTGCGGAACTTCCAGAACCTCAACTATCAGGCCGGTACTCTTCAAGTCTCGTACATGAACGATTCGGGTGTCCTGAACTTCAAGTACGAGGACATCGTCAGTAAGTATCAGGCACAGCTCGGTCGGCTCATGCAGTTGAACTTGACTCCGGTGGTCACGAAGGAGGGGATTAGTCTGGACGGGATGCGGAAAGCCAGTATCGGGCAGGTGGTGCTTGACTCTGTATTTCCCAAGCCGAAGGTGGATAAGATTCAGGCGGCTACATGTAATAAACTGCTGAACTATGGGACTGTAGCTCTTATCCCTTGGTGGGTAGGCGAAGATTCCATTGGAATAGATGTAGTGCCCCCGTGGGAAATACTGCCGATACCTATAGAGGTGGACAGTAATCAGGAGTGTCGCGGGATTCTGAGGCGTAAGGTTGTGCCAATGAAATGGATAGAGGATTTAGCGAAGACCCCTGCATCAAAATCGGACGTGTATAAAGACATGGTATCGTGGGAAGTTCCTGCCGGTTTTATTCCATTGGAGTCTCGGGATAGATTTCAGGGCTCTGTGGTGGTGGGGACATCTATCAGTGCTTCGAGTGCTACAGCTGCCCGGATGGAAAGTCAGGCGGGGGGGAGCCGGAAACTTACTTCGGCTAAGAAAGACAAGACACAGATTAAAGTCGTAGAAGCCTCGGAAATCTGGACTATGACGGAGGACAACTACTGGGACGAGTATATCCTGCATGTGGGGGGTAAGATTTTATACCGGACGAGCTATGCCGGAGAGAAACGGCAATTCCCTCCACAGATTGTCACGGACGTGGACATAGGGAACTTCTGGGGTAAGAGTTTTGTAGACATGCTAATGCCCTTGAACTGTGAGATGGAAGCGGCATTGGCCAGACAGTTCCAGAACGTAAAGGACTGGGACTTGTTCGGAGTTATCTACGAGCCCACTACTTCCGGGATTACAGACCGGGCGATTCGAGGGTCTGATGGACTCAAGCGAGTTAAGTATGAACCAGACCCGTTGTCCCCGGAGGCCAAGCCATACAACCTGCGGATGAATGCGACCGGCCTGTTGCCAGCTAAGATAGTCGAGGCGGGTATGGCGGCTCAGGATAAAATAGCTAATCAGCCAAACGAGTTGATGGGAGGAGGTGCTCCCGGGCGTGTTGACTCGGCAAGTGGTCTCGGGTTCTTATTCGAGACAAGCAACGTACCGCTGACACCGACTGCTAAGGGTATCTCTCAGGCATTCAGTGCCTGTTATCGAGTTGTACTCGACATAACCCGGAGAATGTGGGGCAACGAGAAGGTCCTCGATATTACCCATTTGGATGATTCTATAGCCGGAATCTCGTTTAATCAGCAGAGTGGCCAAATACAGTTGACTGATAACGCTATCCCTCATCCGGATGAAGTTATAGTTAATGTGGCTTCGGCTGTCCCCCGCTCTAAAGAACAACAGAAACTCGAATTGAAGGACAGCCTGCAGTCCGGAATAATTACTCCTACCGAGTACCGGATTACAGCCCGAAAGGAAGGACTTGATTTACCCGTGGGGGCAGAGGTGGAGTGGCAAAACTACAGACGGGCTACCCTCGAAAACATTATGCTGTTCAACGACGGACAGACTCCCGGTGCGGACGTTATGTACTCAGACAACGATATGCACCCGATACATCTGATGAAGCTGGATGAGTTCATGGCCAAGCCGGAGTATTGGTTAGCGACACCAGAGGTTCGGAATAAGTTCAAGCACAGGCAACTTCACTTGTCAGGGATGGGTCAGCTGCCGGATGAGAGCCCGTATGCGGAGGAGGCAGCAGAGGAAGCTGTAGGTTCTATCGAGATGCAGCAGCAGATGATGCAACAGCAAGGTGGAGGCGGGCAGATTTAAGCCCCTGCAGATGAAGCCGGTAAAAACTCACACATTCAACGGACGAAGGTATAAGATAGTAGTTAAGCCCCCTCTTGATGGGTTATGCTCGCAGTATAAGAATGAGCGTGAGCTTATTATCATGGAGTCACTCCGCACTAAGAACGGTTTGATTACGGCCTTGCATGAGGGACTCCATGCCGAGAATTGGGCAGCAAAAGAAGAAGTAGTAGACAGGGTAAGCAAAGAACTGGGGACATTTCTATGGAGGCTTGGCTTCCGGTGGGCCCCTGATAAACTCTAATTCCACCCGGTTGAACCGGACGAAAGGAGCACATTATGACACCCGAAGAAATAGCAGCAAAAGAAGCAGCAGATGCAGCAGCAAAGGCGGCAGAGGACAAGGCAGCCGAAGACGCAAAGAACAAGGGCCCAGAGACCTTCACGGTGAAGATTAGCGGGGAGGATAAACAGCTGACTCTAGAGGAGATAACGGAATTGGCGAGTAAATCTGCGGGGGCCGACGAGAAGTTCCGGAATGCAGCTCAGATGAAAGAGGATGCCGAGAAAGGCATTGAGATTGGGAAAGCCTTCGAGAAGATAAACTCGGGGAAGTTCGACGCCACAGACGTGAGGAAGCTGGCGGAGCTGACGGGTCAAGATGCGGACGAGGCGGTAACTTCTTATAATGCCGAGCTGAAGAAGACCGCAGGCGACGACAAGGACAAGGATAAGGATAAGAGTACGCCTGCGAAGAAGCTGGAGATGAAGGACCTGCCGGAGGATGTACAGGAAATAATCAATTCAGCCAAAGAGAGTCAGATTGAGGATGCCCAGAAAAAAGTTGAAGAAATGGTCGGAGCGGAGGTTGCGAAAGACGATTTTCTTGGTAAAATAGTAATAGATGCTCCCGAAGAACTACGGGAAGGGATTAAGGAAGTAGTTATTTCGATGGTACAGCGTGATGTTCAAAAGAAGATTTTAGCTTCACCGTACACTAAGGAGAAATTTGGGGCCGAGATGATTCGGAACTCTATCCAGACGGCTAGAGCCGATATTAAGAAGCTTGGTATCCCATCGAAGGCGTCTAAGCAAGCGGACCGGGTAAGTTTACTGGCCTCCCTTGGACCGTCTGGAAATGGTCTCCCAGCTGAAGTCTACTCGGATGACAAAATCAAGCGTGTAGATTCAAACGACCCCGGCTACGAGGACAATGCGGTAGCTAGGCTTGGTCAGGCACTTCGTCAGAAGAAGACGGAAGCGTAAGAATCGGAGCTGTGATGGCCCATCCAGATTGTTTCTGCAGGGGCTAAGAAGACGAGTTAATTTAATTAAGGAGATGAGCTATGGCTTCAACAGCTATTGCTAGTCTAAGTAACTATCTGAGAGAGGAGCTGCCTGCAGTAATACATGAATCGTTGCCGGAATGTGCTCCCTTCTTCAAAGATATTGTTTCGACTTCAGTTGGTGTTACGTCCGACACCTCAAATATTGGACGACTATGGAATGTGATTCACTTGTATTCGGCTGGTCTTGCCGGATTGATTAAGTACGCTGACCCCACCGGCCCTGCTACGATTACGCAAACGGGCGGACTTGGGACTCAGGTTCAACTGTTAAACTTCACTGCCGATAATTCGATTTATCCGACAGCCCGCGAAGCTGCTCATGCTGGTAGCTTGAAACGGACTCTGTACCTGCACATGACGACCGGAAACTTTAGTGTCCCGGTAACATGGATGCAGGCGGATGCCTTGAATGCTGCTCAGATTAAGCAGGTGTCTCGGGACATTAAGGCGGTAGGAGACCTGAAGGCTTCAATTGAGGCTACTGGATTTCATGCGATTCCTATAGCTGCCCATTCGGGTAATGAAGTTAAGGTTATGGGTATGCTGACGAATGCGGTCGAGACCGGCACAGACATCGTGCGTATTACTATTGACGAGGCTTATGGAACTATCCATAACTTCCGGAATGGTATGGCGATTGATATTGTGGCTGGTAGCCGGACTTTAGGTGGAGACATTCAGGACGGTGTGGCACTTGACGGCTCGGATATTAGGAACGTCTCGGGCAGCTCGGGTGGAACGTATGTGAATGTGTTTATCACGAACGTAGACTATCTGGCCAGAACCTTCGATTGTGTAGGTATCGGCAAAAGCTCGGGTGCTCTGATAGCATGGACTGACGACGTTCAAACTACAGCTCTTGGTAGTTGGGGTGTAACGTCTGACAACGACGAGGTAAACAAGTACGATTACATTGTGCAGAAGGATTGTAGCCAGTATGTGACTGCTACCAGACCTATGCCTACTTGGGGTATCGAGGACTGGATGAAGACCTCCGGTTATATTCTGGGCGGAACCTCGGGTAGTGAGGCTCTGGACGTGGATACGTACAGTCAGTTCCGGTCGCTTGTGCAGGATGTTAGCGGTCCGTTGACCGATGATGTCCTGAATAAGTATGTGGGTAATTATCTGGACTCGTATCCGGGCTTAAACCTTGATACGATTATCACGACTAATGGCGTGACTCAGAAGTACCTGCAGCAGTTCGGCCTGTACAACAACAGGAACTTCTACGATAAGCAGGGTAAGTCCCTGAACGCCAAGGGTGGCTGGTCCGAGGTAGCTTACGAGTTTAATGGCCGTATGCTCCGCTGGATTGTTGACCCGATGTGTGCGGCAGGACGACTGTACTGTGCGAAGTTCCAAGGTGGAAACATTAAGCGGTACCAGCCGCCTACGATTTCTGGTAGTGGCCCCAGCTCTATAAGTGGAGCCGGTGCTGGTACTGACGGCGAGGTACAGTTCCTTGCTCCGCTTGGCGGACATACCGGCGTGTTTATGTTAGGCCGGACTTCGGGCGGTGCTGTGATGGATGTACTGGAGGCTCCGTTCCATCAGTACAATATGATAGCTCCGATAGACCCGCGTGGCATAAAGCTGACGGGTTTGACTGAGGTAGCAAGAACTTAGAATTAACAATTTGAATGGTAGGGGGAGTCCAACCCGGATTCCCTTTACCTTCATTCATGTAGTTTAGTTTAGATAGGAGAATGAAGATGGCTGCAACAGAACCATATCTGGTAACAGATTTAGTAAAGAAATATGGGTGGGTCGTAATGGTCTACCTCAATAATCTTGGGCTCTCTTTTCTGAGTGATGCTCAAGTATTGTTCGTGGACTCCGAAGATTCGGAGGCTCTGGATGACGACGATACCCAGCACGGGCATAAGATAAACTTGCCGCTGGCTACGATTGACTTTGCCATTGGACTGTGTACTGCAGGACAGGGCGACGTTATTCTGGTAGCTCCCGGTCACACCGAAGACATTATAGCCGCAGGAACTATTGACTTGGATGTAGACGGTGTTAGTATTATAGGTCTTGGTGTTAATGACTACAGACCTAAGATTACGTTTAGTGAAGAGGCAGGAACTTTCGAGATTAATGCGGACAATGTCACAATTAAGAACCTGCAGTTTGTCAGTACGAAGACTGGTGGAACTACGACTGGTATTGATATTTTGACCGGCTCGGACTATGTCACGATTGATTCGTGTAAGTTCTATGAGACGGTAAACACCTTGGAGCTTCTGACCTGTATTCAGGCGGAGGACAAGACGGACTATATTACCATTAAGAACTGTGAGTTCTTGAATCTGGCTGGTGGCGATAACTTGGCTGCTTTAATGACAGAGGCAGACGAGCACGCCTTCCTGTTGGTGGATAACTGTAGGTTCGTCGGGGACTGGACAACTGCTATCCTCGATATTGATGCAGGGGATATTGTATTCCCGGTAGTTCGAGATTGCCTTATGATTAATTACGATGCTACTGTGGGTAACGCTATCTTGTGTGGTAGTGGTACAAAGCTGGTCATGGAGCGTGTGAACTGTGCGACCGGCAAGGGCGATGGCTACTGTGTGGCTGATGTTACAGCTGCGTATGAGCTGGACTGTCATGCGTGTGAGGCTGGAGCGATAACCTACCCGGGGATGGGCAGTAGAACCGCTACAAACTTGAGTACATAAATTTAGTTTAGTTTAGAATAGGAGAAATAAGATGAGTAACTATGAAAATGTCTTTGAGAAGGGCTGGTATGCACTGCTTGAAGGCAGTGACCGTCAAGCTAATGGTGACACATGGTTCGTTGACAGTAACTCCGGTAATAAGGCTAACTCTGCCGGTACTGGACAAGGTGCGAGCTGGGACTTGCCATTCGCTAATATTAACTATGCAATTAGCCGATGCTCTAATGATGCCGGTGACGTTATCATTGTGGCTGCAAACCACGCTGAGAGCATAGCGGCCACGTCCGCCACTAACACGAGTGGCACTACTACAAACGAGTTTTGTGTGGACAAGTCCGGCATATCTATTATAGGTATGGGGACAGCAGATGTTCGGCCTAAGATTTCGTTGATTACGACCACTGCTGCTGCCATAGATGTTCGTGCCTCAAACTGTATACTGTATAACCTGTGGTTCTACAATAACATTGTGGATAATGTCACGATGGTGGATGCACAGGCTGCAGCTGATGGCTTGATAGTCGATAAGTGTCGGTTTACGATGGCAAGTAATGCGACTGACCCCATCCTGATGATTAATCTTGTTGCCAACTGCGACGACATTACCATCAAGGACTGTCGTTTCTATGCGACTGCTGCTAACGATGCGACTCTGGCTGCTATTAAGTTTGAGGGCGGCTGTGACAGGGCCCGTATCATAGAGAACCATTTCTACGGTGATTGGAACGAGCAGGTTATTGATGCTGATACTGCTGCCAGTACTGAAGTAGAGGTTGTCGGCAATACATTCTACAATATAGATACTGGTGTAGCTAATGCGATTGATTTCCACGATAGTACTACAGGTGTAATAAATGATAATGTCATTTATACTGTGGCTGGTGGTTCAGGTGGTGGAGCTATTGCAGCTGTTGGATGTGTGAAAGCCAATAACTCCTTGACTACAGACTTGACAGCGGAAGCTGGAGGTTCTGAGACTGACTCTTCCGGACTGCATCAGGCTTACTATCTTGATGATGGAACTGGTTCAGACGCTAACGACGGTAAGTCGTGGAGCACTGCGTTTGCTACTATAGGCACGGCTATTGACGCCACTACAGCTAATAACGGTGACGTTATTTATGTGGCTGCGGGATTTGCACAGGATATTTCAGGTGTCGGCACTACAACCGAGATGGATTTAGACACACACGGTGTATCTATTATCGGGATGGGGATTGGCGAGGAGAGACCTATCTTCTCGATGATTACCAGCACATCTAACGCTAACTGTTATGTTACAGGGCAAGACTGTAAACTGGAAAACCTTATCTTCCAGTGTGAGCTGACCAGCCTTGAGAATCTGATTGACGTGAATGCTGATGGCCTGCAGATTATAAACTGCGAGTTCCGCGATGATGGCACTGACGAGCCGCTGGCCTGTATCACATGTGACACTACTGACGGTGTCGGTGACAGGATGCTTATAGACGGCTGCCTGTTTGATTGTGCTACTGGTGACACTGACTGGGGCATTCATATCAATAAGGACTTGGTGAATGTCACCGTACAGAACTGTACGTTTACAGGC